TATAGACTTACTATGAGCAATCTTTTAGCAGCACAATTATCAGGTGGCAAAGAAGTAGACTTCGATGCTATTGATAAATATGTACGTAAGATACTAGATGCTAAAAAAGATCTTGGAGATTTTGACGATCAATTCTAATGATTTCTAAACCTCCCTCTATGGTTAGAAAAGCTGGAGGGTCTTTATGATCCTCCAGTGCAAACAATGTGAAAATTTAGCAATAATAAAAGTCAAAGACTATTATCTTTGTGCTCAATGTGAACTAAAAAGGATAGGTTATGGATCTGATACTATTAAACGATGGAGTATACCATCTAGTAGAAGTGACAAAAGAAATGACCAAAGGAATAAAATTACTAAGTGAAATAGATTGTTTTGATTTATGCGATATATTAAGAATATATTTAACAACTTATTATGAATATCCTATTAATGCTCACGTCATGAATGATGGAAGTGGAGATTTATTTGGATGTATTTGTTCAAATTAGAACTAGAAATGATGGGTATAAACACTTATAATAATGATGATTTGGTTAGAAAATTATATAAATTATATTTAAAGGAGAATAAAGATGATTACAGAAAAGAGATTGGAAGAATCCTTAAAGTTCCTATCGGATACAGACGAGGAAAATGCTAAAGCCAATGCTCAAGTTAAGTATTTGGATAGGCTTCTTAAAAGAAAGAAAGCTCTCCATATCGCTGGTAATTCAGTTGATAAGAGTGTGTCTGCCAAAGAACAAGCATACTATGGAAGCGAAACTTATAAAGAAGCTATTCAGGAATTATTTGATGCAGAGGTTAAAGCGAGCACACTTGAGAACAAGAGAGATAAAGAAGGACTTATTATCGATCTATTCAGAACATTAGAAGCAAGTAGACGTAAAAATAACATAGTATAAGAATGGCAATATATAAATTTAAAAAATGGATTATACTCCCTGCTTATACTGAAATTGTTATTAGTGCAGATAATGATCAAGAAGCATTAAAAGTAATGAATGCTATAGATCCTAAAACTTTAAATTGGCAAGAAGCTGAAGCAGTAGATCAGCGAATGACATATGAAGTTATAGATGAAAAGTCCAGAACTTAAACTTTTTAGAGCTGTGATTACACAAGCAATTGAAGATTCAATGTACGAAGGACAAGACAGATATAAAATTATGGATAAGAGAGAAGCAATTGCTTGGCTTACTAGCCATAGTAATGATTTTAAACTTATCTGTCATTATGCTGATATTAATTCAGAGTATGCTACTATGAAATTTACAAAAGCTATGAGTTTAGATATATATAAATTAACTGATTCACAAAATAATATAATAAAAAATAAGCCAGGTCGACCACATAAATCGCCTGGCTCATATAGATTGAAATTTTAATGACTAAAGTATGGAATAAACAAATTAATGGATCTCACTATCAAAAATATAAGATACAACCTAGTAAATTTGTAGTAGAAAATAAACTTTTATTTCCAGAAGGGTGTGCTATAAAATATATAATACGTCATCAAGATAAGGGTGGTAAGGATGATATATTGAAAGCTATACATTTTTTAGAAATGATAATTGAAAGGGATTATTCATGAGCCATTATAGTAACTTAAACCAAGATAATAAAGAACTAAAAATATATAGACCATTTGGTCCATCTATTGGTCATTGTAAATTACCACAAGAACTAATAGATGATTTTAATAAAGATTGTGAACATCTTATGGATCATGATGTAAAAAAAAAGACTCATGATTTTTCTGATGAACTTGTAGGTAATGTTAAACAAGAATTAATTATATCTCCTGAAACATTTGCTAAATGGGGAACTTACTTTGGTAAGTTGATGGATGCTTATATAGCAGCTCATCCTGAAAACCATAAAGAATTACAAAAAATAGTATTTAAATCTGGATGGTACGTTCGTACATTTGCTGGAGATTTTAACCCAGCTCACTATCATACTAATTGTCATATGTCTTGTGTAGGTTATCTTAAACTACCTGATGATATAGAAGAAGAATGGAAAAAAGAAGATAACGATCACTATCCATCTGCTGGTAGTATTGAAATGCAATTTGGACAAGTCCACTTGTTCTCCAACAATACAGTTAGAATAAGACCAAAGGTTGGAGATTATTATATCTTTCCTTGGTGGATGTACCATATGGTATATCCTTTTAGATCTAAAGGTGAACGTAGATCATTTAGTTTTAATGTCTATGGTAAACCAAAAGAAGAAGAACCAAAACCTACTAAACTAATTGTATAGAGTTATCTCTATTTTTTCGTTGGTATCTTTTCTTACTTTTAATAATTCTATTACGCCAATGTCTTAATTGTCTTGCAATAGGATTACGTTTTTTATTTAGTAATTTCACTTGGTATAACCAGATGAATCATATTTATCTTTAATTATTTTAACTACTCTCATTCTGCCATTATCATCTTCAATAATAGCATCTACTTTACCACATTGCATTCTTACATTTTCAGGATTAACAGATCTTTCAACTTGTCTCTTTGCTTTTAAGCATGATGACATTTTCTGATCCTGTATATAAGTATGCTCAATAATTCCACCTTGGTAGAACATACATAAAACTATAATTCCACTAATGACTGTTTCCATTTTGTCTAACCTTATCTTTAAGTTTTTCTAATTCTTCTAAAAGTCTTTCAACATCTTTTTGTAGCCTAGAAATATTCGTGGCATTGTGACGAGATTCTTTTAGTTCTTCTTGAATATCTTCTATATCCTTCAAAGCATCTTCAATTAATAAAAATTGTTCTGCATCTGCTGGTAAACTTCCCATCTCGCCCCTAGGCCACTTGATAGAAAACTCAACAGCTTTTTCTAAATCTTTAGACATTAACTCTATTTGAGTAGCGTGAGTATTTAACTTTTCAGTAATACCAAAATACGCCCAAACACCTATAGCAACAGCAGCTATAATGCTAATCAAATTTTTGATAGGCATTGCTATATTAGTTGATTCGCTTACTTTCATCTAGAGTGTTCCTTTTTATGAAATATTGGTAATGATTTGCCTGATGTATAAAAACACTTTAAACAGTATTTAACTTTATCAAACATAACATATCTATTTGTTATTTTTGTTTTACAAGTATTACAATTTGTCTGGATCTTTTTTTGCATTGATTTCATCGTTAGCTTTATCTAAGTCTTGAGTAGTATACTCAAGTTTCTGTAAAGATCGTTTGAGTGCTGCATCTTTTGATTTGCAAGCATCTTCTAATTCTGAAATCTGTGCTTTAAGAACACGAACCTGTTCTTTGTACTCGTTAATAATATCTTGGTAATCTGCTCTGTCCATATTACTTAGGCTTACGCATTATGTCAGCACCTTTAAGACCATAAATTGCTGAAACTATTCCTATAAAAATTGCTTGATACCAGTAGGGTAGCTTTTTAAAATATTCAAAAAACATATCTAGTCGATCACGTATCGTAGGATCGTCAGTGAAAATAGAATACACCAGTACAAGAATAGGAAGGCTGACGAGAACAAGGACAAATTCGTCCTTCCAACCTTTATCATTACTCTCAATAACTTTCGCTTTATATTCAATTTCACCTCTTGCCATTTTTTCAGCATGCATTGATTGTGCATCTGACATAAGCATTTTTGTTTTTTGTTTATTCTTGTAAATGTGTCCTGCTGTTTTAAGACCCATTGATAATATATTCAACCACATATTAATCCTTTCTTAAAGTATAGATAAAGCCTGTTCGACTACCTTGGTAGCGAATCCATTTCTTTTTACTGTATCTTTTATTCCATGCGTACACATGAATTGTAGCACTCCAGCGTTCTAACTTGCTGAAGAACCAGTCGGATATCCTTCCCATGCTTTATACATTCCTTCCACCAACAGCTCATCGTCATAAGGCTGTTTTCCATTCTCCATACGGATAATTGATTTTACGAGTGGTAAGTAATGCTCGATACTGTTATCGAGTTTATCCATAGGATTTACGTTAAGTTCTTTACAAACAAAATCTATGTAAGCGTTAGTATCATTCTCAGAGGGTGGTGCCCATCTAGAAATAATTTCGTCTACGTTAGTTTTTTTGTGAGTAAATCTGTAAGTTAAAAGTATTCTCATTAAAGCTCTAATACCCATTACAGCTTCATCAAAAATACAAAAAGTTGGATCGGTTTGTTCCGATGCCAACCCATCCCAATCAGTACCTAATTTGATATTGCCTGGGTTCTTGTTTCTAATTCCTCTAGGTAATTTTTCTGTTCCATCTGCCATTGTCTTTTAAAACCATTGGGATTAATTTAGGCAATCCATCAATGATAACTCCTGTTCCTATTACTGGTCTAGACTTCTGAAGTTTATTATATTCAAAAGCTAAACTTTTCATGTTAATTAAACAACCCACCTGCATACCCCAAAGTAATTCGTTTGGATTGCTCCAATAGTCTATTTTAAATGTTGTGTGATAATGTCCTTGAACAGTACACATACCATATTGTTGTGCTACTTTTAGCACGTCTTTATATTTACCATGGCAGAAGTAAATTTTTTGACCATTGGATGCTTTTAAAATCAAATCTTCAT